TTGTAAGTCCTGTAATTGTTTCACCAAGTTGAAATCTACCTGCTAAACTATTTTCAAAATTACTTGATACTTTAGGTGCTGTTTCTATTACAAATCCATCATATTGTTTATCCATATATGCTTGTAGAGCTTCTTGACTTAAAGGCCATGATCTATATCCATCATGTAAATGTTCATTAACTAAAAAAAATGTCCAATAATATCTAGACGTTCCATATAATCTACCAGATACTATATCTGGCCTTTCACCATTTTTTACGTTATAAAATTTATACCCTGTATACTCATCAAGAAAATTTTCTAATGGTCTAACACTCCTATATATGTCAACCATTTTTTGTACAACACCATCACGTTTAAAATCGTAATCTACCTTTGGAAATTGTTTAAAAAACATATTTAGTCTCCTTCTCCACCACCAAAGCTTCCACCACCTCCACTCGTACCAGTTTCAGAAGTCTCTGTATAATATTGATCTGATTCAGTAATATCCCCATCAGTCGTATATAAGTCTTGTCTAACTAAAGCTCTTTCTTCCTGGAATGTAAGTCCTATATCAACTTCAACTGGTGAACCAGTGTCTTGGTGAAATGTATTTCCGGTTGCATTAAATGTTGAAGTTAATGAGGTTAAATAGCAAGGTTTTATTCTTGGCATGTATTGATTTATAGAGCCATTAATATAAAATTCTATATTAAATAATGGTGGATATATTACTGCAATAGAACCTGCTCTTTTTGGATATAAAAATTTTCTAAAAGTTCTTTCAATGGCTACAGCACTTGCAGATTCATTAGCATTACTTGCTACCATTTTAAAATTAAATGTGTATCCTCTTATATTTGTACTTTCATACGCTGTTCTTGTAAATGGATTAGTAGCAACACCGGTTTTTAAGGCCGTTCTACTTGTTATTTTTTCTATTGTTGACCCTTGACCTACAAATTTATCTTTAGCTATTAAAGCAGTAGCTAAAACATCAGCTGAAGAAATACCTGCTGTTCCTTCATCAAAAGCTTTTTTTATACCTCTAAAACCTTGTTTTAGAATACCCATATCAAATCCTGAATAATTAGCACCGTCATTTACTGATATACCAGGAGGTTGATGTAAATATATAGCTACCTTTTCAGTAAGATCAGTACTATTAATACTAAATTTTATAAATGGATATCCTTGATCAGCTCCTTGTGATAAATCGTCAGGAAAAGCAAAGATTTGATTTCCTTCTATCGATACTCTTTCTTGAGTAAAAGAATCAGCAAGATCCTCAGCATATTGTCTTGCTGTTTTTCTTTCAGTCTCTCGTAGCTTTTTTTCAGCTTCTTCTTTTAGTCTTTCTGCTTTTCTTGCGGCTTTTGATTTTTTTCGTTCTTCCCACCATCCCATGTTTTTTTCCTATATAAATAAGTATAAATAAAATAAACTATAGAGTTATTTATATGAGTTATCAAGGCAGATATACAATAAAAAGACCAGAAAAGTATGCTGGTGATGCAAAAAAAGTAGTATTCCGTTCTTTATGGGAAAGGCAAGCATTTAAATGGTGCGAAAATAATCCAAAGGTAAAAATGTGGAATTCAGAAGAAGTTGTAGTTCCATATAAATCTACAGTAGATAAAAAATTACATAGATACTTTGTAGATTTATTAATACAAATGGAAGACAAATCAACTTATTTAGTTGAGATTAAACCAAAAAAAGAAACAACTCCACCTAAAAAACCTAAAAGAAAAACTAAAAGATATTTAAATGAACAGTTAACATTTATTAAAAATCAAGATAAATGGGAAGCAGCAACTGAATTTGCAGAACATAAAGGTTGGAAATTTCAAGTTTGGACTGAAGAAACTTTAAAAAATCTAGGGATAAAGATCCTTTAAATTTGTATAAATAGATTATATGGCAAGTTTATTTGATACATTACAGGCAAATGCATTTAGGGCAGGAATAAAAGCGCGAACAAATAAATCGCGTAAATGGTTTCAAGCTAATGTTAAAAATTTACAAGTATCAAGACAAAAAGTTTTAACAGATACTGCATTAGAAGCAACTAACACTCCAGTTCGTGGAAGTATGTATATGTATTTTTACGATCCAAAGCATAAACTAACATTACCATACTATGATAGATTTCCATTAGCTGTTTTAGTTGATGGAGCTCCAGGCGGTTTTTATGGACTAAATTTACATTACTTACCATATAATACCAGAGCTAAATTTTTAGATGATTTAATGTCGTTTGGTCCACAAACACCAAATGAAAGTTCAAGGCTTACTCAATTAAGATATAATTTATTAAGTGGTGTAAGAAAATTTAAAGAATTTAAACCTTGCTTCAAACATTACTTAGGAACAAATATACGTTCAAGAATATCTAGAGTGCCAATGACAGACTGGGAAATAGCTATATTTTTACCAGTAGAACAATTTAAGAAAAGTAGTAAACAAACAATATGGCAGGATAGTCTTAAACAAGCAAGAAGTCCAGGATTTAGCTTTAAAAATACTAAAGCTTATTATACAAGGAATAAGAAAAAATGAGTATAGAAAGATTAAAATCGCTTGTTAGTAAAAAAGGTGGATTAGCAAGAGCTAATAGATTTAATGTAATGTTTACACCACCAACATTATCACTTATAGATTTTAATTTAGGTGGTGCAATAGCTTCAGCTATATCCGGAAATTTTAATGCTAAAAATTTTATAAATGACCCAAGAGATATATCACTATTATGTGATTCGGTTCGTTTACCAGCTAAGGTAGTCACTACACTAGATTATCAAGCAAACAAACAATCATTTAAAGTACCTTATGGAACTATTGAAGATGAAGTTTCATTAGGATTTTTATTAACTAATGACTATTATATGAGAACTATCTTTGATAAATGGATAAATAGTATAGTAGACCCAGACAAATATTGTGTCGCATATAAAGATGACATCACCTGTGATGTAATTATACAACAGTTAGATGAACAAGATGTGCCAATATATGGAGTTAAGTTGGAGAATGCTTTTCCAACAACAATGAGTGAAGTAGAGTTTTCTAATGAAAGCTCTTCGCAGATTCAAAAAATGAATGTGACTTTTACTTATGATAAAGCGGTGCCAGAAGGACCGTTAAGTAGTACAGGTAGCGCAATTAGAAGTGCGTTATCTATATTTGGATAATAATATAGGAGAATATTATGGCTTTACCAGAGCTAAATACAGCTAGGTATGAGATGGTTATACCATCAACTGGTGAAACAGTTTCGTTTAGACCGTACCTGGTAAAAGAAGAAAAGATTTTAATGATGGCTATGGAGTCTGATGATAACAAAGTTATTATGAAGGCAACAGCAGATGTTATTAAAGCTTGTATTCACGACGAATTTGATGTTGATAAGTTAACAATGTTTGACATTGAAACAGTATTTTTAGAATTAAGATCAAAATCAGTTGGTGAAAAAGTTGACTTAAGATTAAAATGTAATGATGAAAAATGTGATATAACTACTGACATAGTTATAAACTTTGATGATATAGAAAGACCAGTGGTTGCAGAAAATATTAGTAATATAATGTTAACTGATAAAGTTGGTGTTGTAATGAAATATCCATCAATGAAATACATGAATGAAATAAGTGATGTTAAAGAAAATGACGCTGATCAGGCAGTAAATATGATAATGACTTGTATTGATTCAATCTTTGACGAGGATGAAGTATATCCCGCAGAAAATGAATCTAAAGAAAGCTTAAAAAAGTTTGTTGATTCATTAAGCACAGTACAATTTATGAAATTATCAGATTTTTTTAGAGATATGCCTGGATTGAAACACAACGTAGAATATAAGTGTAGTTGTGGAAAGGAACAACAACAAACGTTAAGAGGACTTGCAAGTTTTTTTACGTAGGCCTTTCGCACGATAGTCTTGTAAACCATTATAAGACAAATTTTGCTATGATGCAGCATCATCAATATTCCTTAACAGAATTGGATAATATGGTGCCGTGGGAAAGGGAGATTTACATAGCTCTTCTCAGGGAACATATAGAGAAAGAAAACGAACGGTTAAAGGCCGAACAGAGGAGAACGCGATAATGGCTGAAGGACAAGATAATAGCAGAAATGAAGTAGAAATAGACTTAGATAAGTATATGGCTATGATTGAAAAGCTGGACCAACAAGAAGACCAAATAAAAGAAATGAAAGAAGAAGCCAGGTTAGCTGCAGAGCGACTTGGACCACGTAAAAGAAAATTTATCGATTTATTTTTAGATGATAATGACTTAAATGAAAAAGCAATCATAGGATTTATTTCATTCTTTTTAATGATGTGTTTTGGAATCACAGACTTAGTGACAGCATTAGTATGGGATATAGACCTTAAGGTATCAGAAACAATATATACATCATTTGTAGTGGTCACACTAGGTTCATTTGGTATATCAGAAGCTGGTAAAGCTTTTGGAAAATAAAGGAAAATAAATGGCAAGAATAACAAAGTCTTCAACAGGCCCAGTTAAAAGTACGCTTGATAGTGTAGTTGATAAGCTACATGAAATGAATGATGACCAAACTGCTTTGCAGAAAGAGTCTATTAAATACGCAAACGAACTTCAAGATTACGTACAAAACGAAGGTCATAATCTTACTAATCAACAAATAATTGCAATGCAAGAAATGATTCTTGCTTTAAGAGAAGGAAGATTAGATGACATTGAGGAAAAAAGAGAAGAACTTGTTAGACAAAGAGCTTTAGAAAAAAGAGATGAAAAAAGAAATGATTTTCTAAAAGATAATTTAAAACAATTAAAGAAACAATATAAGTTATTGTTAAAAATGTTTAAAGACGATAAGTCGTCTCTTTTAGGTATGATTTTTAGAACAGCAGTTGTTGGATTAGTAATTGGTGTAGTTCAAGGATTCCTTTCTCCATATATTGCTGCAATTAAAAAAGTTGGTATTGGTATAAAAACTGTCACAAAGGACTTAGTAAGAATACTAAAATTTCCTGAACTATTTGCTGCCATGAAAACTGGAATGAATAATATAAAACTTAATATTATTAGCTTCTTTAAAAATACAAGATTAGCAGCATTTTTCTCAGGCTTGGGTGGAGAAGGTAGTTTAATGTCTGCAGTCTTTACTGAAGTAAAGATGATATTTAAAGATTTAACGCAAATAGTAAAGAATATGTTCTTTAATTTACAACAAATAGGAAGAGCAATTATAGGTTTATTTACTGGTGCACCTGTAGCATTTGCTGGTTTAAAAGATATGAGGTTTGCAATTGATTCAAACTCTAAATTCTTTAAGGGAATTGGATTCTTAATTACTACATTCAAAGCGCCATTTAAAAAATTATTTGATGGTATTAAAACAACATTTCAAATGACTATTAATGTATTAGGTGGATTGTTTGATAAAGCAATAAAATTTTTTACAGGTGCTGATGGTACAAAGTTCGCACAACTTGGAGATAGGATTCGTGAATTCTTTGCAAAAGAAGGTCCACTATCTAGATTCTTTAGCTTCTTCCAAAAATTACAAGGATTTTTTGTAAAGCTTGGTAGAATTATTGGTTCAAAAGTATTGTTTCCTATATTTGGTGTTATAGGCGGACTTCAAGGAATGTTTGAAGACATTGGCGATGATATGGAAAAGGGTGAAAGATTTATAAGAGGTTATGTTGGATTTATAAGAGGCGCATTTAAAATACTTATTGGAGAATTCTTAGACTTACTATTAATTACTATACCAGCATTTGTAATTAAGAAAATGGGATTTGAAGAAGCAGCTGAAAGAATGAAAGGTTTTTCATTTGCAGAGTTCTTTGATGAAATATACCTTACAATCGCTGACTTCTTAGTGACCAATATTAATACAATAAGAGATGCTATAAATGATATTGGTTTTGGTGGTATTATAAAAAATATGCTATTATCATTAGCTGCAGTTTTTGCAAAAATAATAGACTTCCCAGTAGCTGTTGGAAAAGGAGCCGCGGCTGCGTTTTCAGCTCTCAAACCAGGTGGTGAGACACCAGTAGATGCATTTATGAAAGCTTACAATGAACACATGGCAGGCGGTGTAAGTGGATATTTAAGTTCATTAAAGACGCAAATAGATGGTCTTGATGCAGAAGGAAATGAAATAGACTATTTATCTGATGAATATAATATGTTAAAATCTGGCACAGATAATTTTGGTAGAGGATTACCACCAAACTTCGCATTTGATGCTTCTCAATATCAAGGTGGAGATACTTTTAATATTGGTGGCGGTGGTATGTTAATGGGCAGTACCGCAATGACTGTTGCAAGAGCAATGGCATTAACTGGCGGTGGAGGCGGAATACAAACTAGCGCTCCAGGCGGAGGCTCTGGTAGATAATAAAAAGGGGTCGATTCACGACCCCTCCGAAAATTAATTTAATTTTAACTTTCTTTAGCTAATTTAGCAAAGTACGATAGTGTGTCATCTTCATCAGTTGTTTCTTCAACTGCTGGTGTAGAATCTACAACAGGTTGAGGGTCAACTGCAGGAGCTTCGTTCATTACCGGTGCTGCTGCTGGAGCGTGTCCCGCATCAATACCTAATACTTTATTAAGCTTCATTGATAACTCATCGTAAGTTTTGTAGTTTTCTGGTTTTAAGAAATCTTGTAAAGAATAAAGTTTTTCATAAACTTCAGTCAATCTAGTTTCATCACCTTCATATAAAGCTGATGGAGCACTAAAT